GCCAATGGCTCGATAGCAAGAAGTTTACGATAGTCTCCTCTTGCCTTGTTATATGCCGCAGCCTTTGCAGGATCTGCAACCTCAAACATATCAAAGAGAGCTTGCTTTAGATCATGGCCAACTGTGCGCATTGCAGGATCAGCACTTCCTCCGAGTTCTTTGTCGATGAGGCCTTGGTATTTTGTGAGAGCGCGGAACTTTGTGCCGGGAAGTTCAAACTGCCATTTGCTTCCAGAGCGTGTTGGCTGGATCTCGTTGAAGATTTTGGTGATGATCCCGTCAACTTTATCCCGCAAAGGACTTCCAGCAAGAGTTGTTGAATAAACGTCCTGACGGATCGCTCCAAGGTCTTGGTATAAATTACGGTTTGTAGCCATCGATGTCGTGGAAGCGATGTTTGTTAAGGCATCTCCAGCCTTCCGCATCGTGCTTTGAACTTCAGCATGTGTAAGGTCTTTACCAGCCATTCCGACTTGCTTCGCCAATTCCTCATTGAACTTTATAACTTGCTCATCGTGCATGTGTTGAGGGATTACGCGAGCGTCGAGGGCTTTGATCTCAGCATCCTGTGCAATTTGTGTTGGGCGAATATTTAATCCAAATTTCGCATTCACATTCTGCGCCATGTCTCGTAACTGCCGAGAAATCGGGGCCGTGAACGGCGCAACCACACCGCTAACCAGCGGATTGATGAACGCCCCGCCGACTGCACCGCCAGCCGCGCCTCGCAAGAGCGACTCACCAAAACCTTGATCTTCTGGTTGTAGACCTTGTGTAAGAGCCGCTTGACCTGCACCTTGCACAGCACCTTGTGCGCCGTAAGACGCGCCTTTTGCAAGACCGGCACCAATGCCTTCGCCTGTGGCGGCAGTTTGCCCTGACAGAAAACGACCTGCGGTCTGTAGGGCCGGAGCAATTTCTGGAACGGCACGACCAAGTGCTTGTGCGCCTGCGGCAACACCTCGACCAGCCAAGCCCATCGGAAGAGCCGTTCCCGCCAAGGCACCTGCGCTTTCGGCAAGCATATGAGATGTTGGACGGGCTTGTTGATAAGCCTCACGACCTGCACGGAGTTCTTCAAGGCGTCTTTGACGTTCTTCCATGAAGGAAGGTGCTTGGCCCGTAAGGTATTTCCCCGCAGCCTCTACCCCCGCTTCCATCTTCGGCAACGCCCCAAGCGTCACACCCGACATAAACGATCTACCTGCTCCCCATGTTTCCGGGGCCTCTGCCGGAGTAGCCGGAGTCGGCGCGACATAAGGTTGAACTTGTTTGAGGGCTGGAGCTTGCCAAGGCTCAGGCATCGGCATCGCACGACGCCCTTGCGGTTGGTCAAAGGTTCGATGTGTTTGTTCGAGCCAGTCGCCTTGGTCCTGTGGGCCAGCATCATTCATCATCGAAGCCGAAGCAACCTGCACACCTCCCGGAAGCCCGGCACGTTCATGCCCCTTCCATCCATGCCATGCGCCCCAACCGCTTTTTGATGCCTCGTCAAGAGCAAAGTCAATTTGTTGGCGAACTGTAGAAGGATCTCTTGCGTCAAGTCCTGTGCGCTTTGTAAAAACATCACCAAGCCCGCCGACGCGATTGCCGCCACTTGCGACATTGCCGTAGTGGAGTTGAAACGGCCCAAAGCTCGACCCTTCGTCTCCGACATAACCACGGAGTCCTTCGCTTTGCGCGACACGAAGTGCGACCTTTGGATCGATGCCCCGGCGTTCTGCAGCCTGCACGATATACCCTGCGACCGCTTGTGGGTTGTAGGCTTTCGGAGTTGCACCGGCCCCCGGAGACGCCCAGAGTTCGTCAATGTCCTTCGGGGAAATTTCGTAGGCCATTATTTTGCTCCCGGCTGCTTGATCTCATAAGGCCCTTCGTGGAGAAGACCTTTGTCCAAAAGCGAGTCTCTTACACGGTTGTCAAAATGTAACGGGTTGAAGGAGTCTTCATGGCGGTAGTTTGAACGGCTGTGTTTGCCGTAGCGTTCCGCCGCAAGAGCCTCGAACTTTGCAATCTGTGCAATACGATGAACCTCGTTAAACATGGTTTCAATAGCGCGAGGATCGGTTTCGAGGTTCCAGTTGGACTTCAAGAAGTTCTCAACCTCAAGGTTTGTAAAGCGACCTTGCCCGCCAAGAGCAGTTTTAAGTTCCTCGAAAGCATTTTTGGTCATCTGCTTTTCGATGTATTGCATGGATGGAATAGCTTTTTTGCTTCCGGGTGCGCCCAAAAGGCTGGAAGCAAGATCACTCATGCCCATCGCTTCTGCAGCCTTTGCCAGCTTTGCACGGGTTTCCATACCGGGACCAGTTTTGAATTCGTTCAAGGCCTCTTTGGCTTTTGTAAGTCTGGACTCAAGGTCAAGCGCGACCGTGGCGTTTGTCGCAATCTTCTTTTCTTCATCTCGCCAAGGACCTTTGCCTTCCATGTAATCTTGATAAGGCTTGATTTCCGCTTGCTCTCCCGGTCCAAGTCCTGTGCGAACTCCGGGGGTGGTCGCAGGCCCAGAGGGTTGAGCCTGCGACCTTGCTACGCCGGGCAGGGAGGAGCCGACCCCGCCTTCCGCAGCTTCTCGTTCTGCCATTCCTGACGGGGCTTGTCTTTGCCCAACGCCCGGAGGCAATGTTCCGGGGAGCGCTGCGCGAGGTGCTTCGAATGGCACACCTTCTGGCGTAACGCCTTTCATCATTTCATATTGCGAAGCAAGCGTTTGCTTTGACGCTTCCATTTGCTTCAAACCTTGCGCCGAGCGCTGCGCCATATTTCGGATCAACGTTTCTGGGTTCATCTTTAAACTGGAAATATGAGCCAAACCTTTAGTCGCTTCATCACCAGTTAATACTCCTGCCCCCAATGGTCCTAATTCTGAATAAATTGCAGAAAGGTCTTGTTTTGTAAGATTTTCACCAGTTCTTGCAGCCTTATCTAAATACGACGCAGATGTATTGGCCATGATTTCTTGTTTCTTCATGGCCCCTTCGAGCTTGGCATTCAGCGTCTGCTGTTTTGTCAGCCCCATGCTTAACGCATCCTGTGCAATCTTTGGAAAAAGCACAGCGGTATCTGGATGGCCTGCTGCGTCCACAAGCACATTGTTAATATCTACATCTCCAGTTTCCGCATTCACATGGCGCTGCATGATCTGACCAAGGCCAACTTGGGCCTTATTCATTAACGCCTGTTGTTCCGCAGCCTGTTGGGCTCTTTGCGTTTCGATCCCACGCAGCGCAAGTCCCTGCATACCTTCCATGGTCGCAAGAGGATTTGGCTGAGCAAATTGTGGACGGGCCGGGGCTTCTGGAAAAGGAATGTCAGGCATCTGAAGCTCCTATTGATTATATTGAAACCATTCTGGTTGACCGCCTGTAATCGCGTTTGTCACCGAGAATGGAGAGTTTACTTGAGATTGAATATTTCTAAAGGCAGGGCTACTTATCCCAAAATTTTGAGCAGTGCCTCCACCGTAAAGCTGGTTCATCATCGGCAACATCGCTGCGTTACTCACACCCGAACCAATCGCACTCGCCATGGACTGTTGGCCACCTGCCAGCGCATTCGCGCCGCCCATCACACCTGCACCCAGTGTGTTACCAATGTTTGTGTTGGCGTTTATCAACTGCCCGCCAAGCCCAGATGCTGCTTGCGCGACCTGACCTGCAGCCGTTCCACCCAACTGCGACGGACCCATCAGCATATTGTAGGCTTGCTGATTTTGGGCCATGTAGTTTGCAAGTTGTTGCTGAAATGTTTGAGAAGCAAGGCCTGTGGCAGCTCCACCAACTTGCTGCAACAAATTACCAGATGATCCAATACCTTTTGCCGCGCCAGCATTTGTCATGGCACCAAGCGTTTGCTGCTTGGCCCATTGATAGCCCGGAGTTTGTTCAAGTTGTGCTTGGGTAGGCTGGAAGGTCGAAAGTAAATTCGCGCCACCCCCGCCGACACCAGCTTGTTGTGCGCCGGAGCCTTGGAGGTAATTCATCAAAAGCCCAATGGCATTGCCGCCAGCGGTTGTGTATGGGGACAGGGCTTGTTGAGCCTGCCCGAACATTTGTCTTGCAGCATCTATTCCTTGTTGCTGCATAAGGGCGGAAATTAATGAGGCATTTTGTGCCCCCGCAGCCTGTGTTCTTGCCGCCCCTTGAGCGCCAAAACCTGACAGGAGATTGCCCGCCAGCATACCGCCGCCCATCATGGCTAAAGTTACGGGGTCCATCTTAATCTCCTAAATTCAAGTAGGTCATCATAATACTTAACTCCCCGAAGGGATAGGGCCTGTAGGGCCTAAAGGCGGATTTGGTGGCAGAATGATTTCCGGCATTTGCACAGGTTGTGGGGTATCTGCAGCAATTTCTTCCGGCATTTTCGGCACGACCGTCATCGTCGCTACGTCGATTTTATTCGTTTTATAATTGATTTGACTTGGGATTTCCAAGACAAGTTCACCCTTGGCAATACGCTGCAAGAAATAAATTTCTTCCTCAAAGGTTTGAGCAATGATTTTGCCTTCCGGGGTGTAGGTCAAAAATACTTTTGTCGTCATCGTTGCAGACCCCAAACCAAAACGCTTACGTCAGATGTAACTGATGCCACCACATCAACTGAAATAAAACTCACGTTATCTGGAACAAAGTAATTGTATTGAATGCTGCGAGGATAAAGGTTTCTGTTGCCGTTAAATACCCATGGGACGAAGGAATAGGTAGTCGAGCTAAATCCACCACTATTGTAGTAAGGAGAAGCATACAAACTAAATCCCGGTTGACTTGGATATTGAGCTATTGGTGATGCAGATGAGTCTGCAAAGATCGGAACACTATCAACATTCGTTCCATTCACGTTAATGTTTAACGTGGCAGACGAGGCAGATGTATTCAAAACTCCATTGAACAGACCAAGAATACAAACAGAAGTCTGCGGCACAACTGTTAAAGAAACAGACGCCGTTCCAGTAGCACTAGATTGCGCCGCAACTCTTGACACAGCATTTACACCGATGGTGTCAGTTGTCACCGCTCCAATATTAATCTTTTCAGTGGTAATTGCCTTGGCATAAATCTGATCAGCAAGAATTGCCCCGGCAGCAATAAGGTTCGATGTAATCGCATTAGCCACGATTTTTGAGGTCGTGATTGAGTTGTCAGCAATCTTAGTTTCTGTGATGACACTATCTGGAAGTTTGTCTGTCGAAACCGAGCCGTTTGCTAATTTGACTGTGATGATTGCTCCGTCAGCGATGTCGGCAGCTGTGATGTTTCCCGGCTCTGTGAGGGCAGCAAGAAGTAATTGCAACTGCCTTGTCGGCATTCCATTTTCATCAACAATCGGCTTTTGAGATGTCGGAGTAATCTTGGCAATCGGCACGTCAAGTCTCCATCTTCTCAACTTGTATCCACGCGCCGTTCAAGGCTGCAGCGCAAGGCGCAGTCCAAGACAATTCAAACACACGATCTCTCGCAAATCCAAGTCTATTCCAAGAAGGAACTGCACGATATTGACCTGCCGTGCCGAGCGATTGTTGAAGGCCATTTCCAAAGCTCACCCCACGATCATCGCTCCAACGAAGGGTGATTTGAGGATCAGCACTTGGGTCAACATCTGTTCCGACCTCAATATCAGCCATGAAACTTGAATAACTTACGCGATCTCCATCCATCACAAGATGTGGGAAAGAACGAAGTCTTAAAATCGCGTCCCCGTTGTCTGTGTAGTTTTGGAGATCAAAGGCGTAAAGTCTTCCGTTTTGCCAATCGCCTACAATCGTTTTGTTGTAAGCATGTGCAGCACAATTTGCACGATGTCTTACAAGGTTCCCATTTTCGTCCAGATACCCTCTCTCATGCCAGAGTTGGGTTGAAAGATCATAACACCATGTGGCATTCGCAGATGGGAAAGTTAGAAAGTAGAAAATGTGTGAACCTTGCTGGTAGCAAAATCCAATCGCGTCAGAGATCGTGTCGTATTTTCCGATGGCGTCAGCGATGGCAGGGGTTGAAATGATGTCAGCCTTATAGGCCGTGCCCATCATAACTAACGCTTGACCATTGTTATCTTCTGATAACCAGAAAATGTTCAAGCCCCATTTCGCCAGCGACCTTAAAGCCGCGATCCCATGCTGAATAAAAACTCCGGGGATTTCTTGGAAAGGAAATGGAAAAGTTCCAACGTCTGTCCAAACCTCAGTCGTGCGTCTTCCGAAAGCCCAAAGTTCTCTGTGAACCGTGTCGATGATTTGGAGTTGATCTGCATCACCTGTCATGGTGGCAACGCCGAGAGGAGGATAGGTCGTGGCGTTTGAGTCGCTGGATTGAATGTTTGCGTTTTGTGTGGACGAGACAAGAAACGTGTCAATGTAACGAATTTGATTTCCACCTAAAAAGTTCTCTGGAATAAACACGTTAAATTGGAGAGATGATAAATCCACGCTCCAGCCCTGTAACGAGCCATCTAAAATAATAAGCGTGAACTTATTATCATACATGGACACAAGCCCAGACTGTGATGTGATTGTGCCTAAAGCCTGTAAGACAAAGTTATCTGGAACATAATAAACAGTGTTCCCAATAACCGCAAAAAGCAGCCCGTTGCTTGCCGTGTAAAGCTGACGCACTTCAGCAATAATTCCTTGTGCTAAAGGCGTCAGCCCCGGAGTGCAGTAATGGGTGTAAGGAACTTCAGCATCCTTCGTGTTCTGCTCTGGATACAGATTGATGCACCTCTGCGCGTTCGCTATTACCGAGCGCGCTTCATAAGCACCTTGAACAAGTTGGATCTGAGGCACGTTTCTACACCTATTACGTAGCAGACATTACGTTTGCAATCCAAACATTATTCGTAACAGCAATGAAAAGCACACGTTTTCCTGCAGCATACGAAACACCAGTTGCACCAGCTGTGCCGTTGATCGTGTCGGACGCATTGCCAAACACGGTAACTGCATCGGCAGCATCAGCATTGTAAAAATACACAACGCTACCAGCCACAGCAGATGGCAAAACCACACCATAGTTAGAGCCAGTCGAAACCGTCACAACATTGGAGCCAAGGGAAAGAACTGGAGTTGTTGTTGCACGGGATGTGCCGAGTGCCGTAATGCCGTAGTTTGTCTGCCACTGTGGAGTAGCAAGCAAACCTTCAAGAATTGAACCATCTTGAAGCGCATAGCCATTTGGGAGACGATCAGGTATTGCCATTTGATTTACCTCGTTTGGTCGCTGTAAATGTTGTAGACGCTCGGTCGGACCAGATTATCCGGCATCACAAGGGATGGAATTTGTGTATTCGCAGCTCTTATTGTTTGTAAAGCGTCTTTCGCTAACCCTTCGTAAGTCGGATCTGGCGGAAGACGATAAGCTGCTCTTGTCCTCACAACTAACTCATAATGTATCGCCGCGAGATACTCCGGCGGGAAAATGAAATAGCTTGTGAGATCGGTGAACTCCGTCAAGGTTTCTTTCAGAAGTATGTGAACTTCGTAAAGGTTCGCCTGTGGGAGTGGCCATGGATAAATGTAGCCCATAGGCCACGCGGAGTCGTAAAAAATACACTGCGAGAACGAGACAAGATTTTTAAGCGTGATCCGTGCATAATCCTCACGGGAGAACAAAAGCTGCAATGGATAGTCTACCGCTTGCGTATTATTCGCCCCCGGCAACATGCGAAAATACGCGCTTTCTAGTTTGTCTGGGCGAACAGGCACGTTAATGTCACCACCCGGACCAACGCTATATTTGAGCGCTCCCGTTGATACGACGCTTTTGTCTACCAGATGCCACACAAGCCAGCGTTTTACACGCCATTGTGCGATCATCATGTTGAGGCGAGTTAGCCCGTCATTCACGTCTTCGGAAAGAAGGGTCTGGCCGACACCCAAAACACCTGCGTCTTTGTAGGCGAGGGTAATAATATCGAGCGCCGTGTAGGTCGCGTTTCCGAAAGGCGTCGGGCCGGGAGTTGGATAGGGCGTATCGCCCCCGCCGCTACAACACGAATTTCCTCCGGGCAAACTTGCGGCCAGCGTAAAACAGGCATCAAGCTGCGCTTGAGTCCAGTTAAATGTCGCTTGTGCCAGTAATGCCAACGCATCTGTTTCTGCCACACAAGTTGCAGCGTTAAACTGCACCCACGAAACATCAGCCTTATCTGCTGACACCGCTTGAAACAATATCTCAAGGCTCGCAGTTTGGGCGACTGCGGAGAAGAATTGCTGGCGTGAAACTGTTGCGACCATTTTAGCCTCTATAATTACAACGGAATGTCGCCAGAACGACTAACTTCACGCCACGCAGATCCATCATAAATAAAATCGATATTTCTTACATAATTATATGCAAGATTTGTCCATGCCCCAACTTTCCAGTTTCCTGTGAAAGTCCATGAAGTAATTGTTCCGCCAGTTTCATTCCAGAATTCAATGGTAATTCTCTGACCATTTACGCCGCCAGTTGGAAAGTTACAGCTGTTGCCAGTTGATAAACCTGTTACTAATTGAAATATTGAATAAATCGACGCATTGATTGAAAATGCACCACCGCTTCCTTGATTGATATTTACAGTTGGAAGGGCAATAGAGTTTGAATAAATATTTCCTCTTGGAACTTTCCAAAGAACCTGCGTGGCATAATCACCAGAAGAAGAAATGCCGTAAGTTCCAGCTGCAATGTCGTTATTATTGTGTAACTGTCCGTAGCAATAATTGTTTTCACTTATTGCATAGCGTGTCGGTCCCCAATAAATAGCCCAAACAGTATTATCCGTCAGGCTCATTGAAAAGAAATTACCAGATATTACCAATCCAGATGTCGTTATATTACTAGCATATAAATTAATGTTAGGACTTGCCGCCGTTCCATTTAGCTCAAAATAATTTCCACTAATCGTGCAGCCTTGTGCACCTCCTAAAGTAATCGCAGATTGGGCACAGCCTTCGATTAGATTTCCGATAACTCGCACACCAAATGCTGGAAGCGCGTTAGAGGCGTCAGCTAAATAGATAAATATATCTCCATTTTCTACAATGTTTCCTATGAAAGAAATATCGTAACATCCGGGGGAACTAAAGAATGATCCATTTGCCCAATATCTAATGGTGCAATTATTAAATCTCCAAGTTTGAGTGTAATGTGCAGCTTGAAGACATTTAATGTTTCTAAAATTACAATCTAAAAATCCAATTCGTAAAAATTTTGGAGAAATAACAAAGGCCGTTCCGAAGCGATTTGCTGCTTGAAAATGAACGCCTCTAAATTCCACAAATTCAGATACAGGATCAACTGAATAAGAAAGAGTGCTGTCAAATATTGTTATATTTGCATTTACATATAACCCATTTCCAGTTCCATTTGCGAAGATAGTTAAAATGTTTGATGTGGTGTCTACTTGTCGATTGATAATCAAAGAACTGGTTATTAAGAATTGTCCGTCCAGAAAAATACTAAGATTATGAGTATTCCCATAATCTATTGCCCGTTGAATAAAAGCTGTATCATCATTTGATCCATCGCCAACAGCGCCAAACATTTTGCCAGAAACAAAACCATCAATAATTCGTAGCCACGCGCTGGACGCAGTTACACCCAGACCTGTGGTGATGATTGTTCCGCCGTTGTCAGTATATGATCCACCAGTTACGCCATAGAACTGCCCGCCCCCGCCATCTCCAACAGCGTAATACCCTTCAACATTGGCAAATTGATTTGCCGCAGGTGCAGATGACCGCAGATTAGCAATGGTCTGATAGTTTGTAGGATAGTTCGGAGACAGAAAAGGAACCCAAGTTCCGTTCTCGTTCAGATACGTTTGCTCTGTCGTCTTGTCGATGCCCAGACTAATCTGCGTCGGATTTACCATCTTTCCAAGCCTTTAAGTTCGTAAGCATCAGTTTGAACTGCAAACACTGTTCCCTCCGGGGAATTGCGCGGCGTTTGCAAAGAACGAGTCCAATTGGGCAGTTGTCCAACCAAAAGTGCTTTGAAGTAACAAAGCAAGAGAGTCAGAACTTTTAACACAAAATGCAGAGTTATATTGTATCCAGTTTGGATCAGCCTTGTCAGCCGGGATAGCTTGGTAAAAGAGTTCCGCATTTGCCATGCTCCCGACCGCTGATAGGAATTGTTGCCTAGATACAATCGCTACCATGATTTTAGTCTTTCAAAGGATAGTTTGGCAACATCGCAAAACATCGCCAAACTATTCTACATTCAGCTTTTGGGAGACACAGAATTCACTGAAGAAGGTTTAGGCTTTGCAGTTTCCGCAAGTTCCTTCTGTGCCTTTATTTCAGCAAGTTGAGTTTTCGCAAGTTCAAGTTCAACTTTCTTGCGATCCAACTCAGCCTGCAATTCGTCTTCGCGGGTCTTGAATGACCCAGGCTCACCAGTGGTGATAAATTCCACTTCTTCTTTCGCATCCCCAACAACAATCGGGAATTCTTTCTTCTCATCCTTATACCCGACAACCTTCGGATATTCTTGAAATTTATATTCTGGAAAATCCATACTTTCATATACACCAAGATATTGCCGAACTTTAGCCATTTACTTGCTCCTTACAGGAAAAGGAGGGGGGCACAATGCCCCCCTTCAATGTTAGATGATGTCTGCGACAACAACGGCCCACTCAGGACGAACCCAAACGTAGCCATACAACACATCCAGACGTGTGATGAACTGGTCTGACTTAATGTCAAAGCCTGTCACCATACGCATTGACACGCCGTCCATACGCTCTCTTGCCGTTTCCTGCATGTTCTTTGGCAGTTCAAGATCGGCAGTTGCCATCGTGACTGCATCTGGAATGAATGCAAGGTTCTTACGGTAAACCGTGCTGGCCAGCGTAAGTGGGATGATCGCTGCGCCGTTTGCAGGGCTGCTATCAACCGTCTGATACTGCACGTTTGAACCGCCTTGTGGTGGCACAATCGCTGGATAGATGCTGATTGACGTTGCGCCGGTTGCTGCTGCTGCCGTTACAACGAACTGCTGCAACTGACCGATTGACACCTTGGTGATACGGTTGACTGCGTTCACGCCAGCAAACGTGATGATGTCGCCTTGTGCAAGCGGGCCACCAAGAGCGTTTGTCGTGATCGTCGTGCCGGTCTGGTTTGCACCAGAAACCGTCAACGTGCCAGTGTATGCGCCGGTCGTGTGTTTGATAACCGTCTGGTCTTCGAACCAGTCGAAGCCAATCGCGTTATAAACTTCACCCTTGCGATACTGCTCAGAAATCTCTGTCGCTGGGTTCAACAGGCCAGAAAGGTTCTGGACTGTGCGAGCCATGGTGACAGGATCAAGGATGAACTTACGGGAGTCGGTAGGAGCCGAACGTAAGCTCAACAGCGCCTTCGCATTCAAGAATGTTTCCAGCGTCGGACGGAGCAAGTTGCCAGCAGCGTCAAAGTTACCAACAAGGTTGGAAACGCCGCCTTCAAC